CCATTGGTTTAAAAGCCAGAGGTGTTGGATTCTCGGAAATAGCTGCTGCTATACTTGTTAATGGTTATACAACTAGACCTCACTTTAGAGGGGTAGTAGCTGCACAACAAGAAGGTTATGTTGATGATACTTTAAGTAAATGCTGGACTCAGTTATCATATTTAGATGATAATACTGAGGATGGTATGAGGTGGTTAAGGCAAGTACACAACACAGCTAAATGGAAGAGGGCTTCTAGTAAGAATGTAGATGGTGTAGAATCTGGATGGATGTCTGAGATTGAAGGAATTACAGCTGATAAGCCTAATAAGATTAGAGGTGACCGTACTGATATTCTGATGTACGAAGAAAGTGGTTCTTGGCCCAATTGGAAGAAAGCATTTATTCAGGGTGATGCCTTGATTGATATTCAAGGACAGAGATTCGGTATTAAGTTAGCTTGGGGTACAGGTGGTGATAGTGGTCCTGCATTAGAAGGTGTAGCTGCTGCATTCCATGACCCTAGAGGTTATGATGTACTTCCATACAAACATAACTATACTAAGGAAGGTACTTATGTAGAAACTGCATATTTCATTCCTGCATATACTATTGTTACTGCTCCAGGATACGTAGACCACAGAGGATGGACAGACCCAGAAAAGGGTAGAGAGTTCTACATGGCTAAGAGAGCTACTAAGATTGCAGACCCTAAAGGTTTAATGCTATACTCTGCTGAGTATTGTTTTACACCTGATGAAGCATTAGCTTTGGAAGGTGATAACCAATTCAATACTGTATTACTAACAGAACAGTTAGCTGCTATTAAGTTACATAAGATTACTCCACAAGAGCTTAAACCTAAATGGGGACAGCTAGAATATACATTTCAAAACAATGTACATTCTGAAGAAGCTAAGAATGGAGTAAGGTTTATACCTAGTGATAAAGGAAAGGTTTGTATTATTGAACATCCCATTAAGAGTGAGAATGGCGCAGACTTTAGAAATCTATATGTAGCTGGTATTGACGGTATTGATATGGGTATGAATGATACATCTGATAGTACTAGAGACCCGTCAGACTTCTGTGTTGTAGTAAAGAAGAGATGCTTTGGATTACAAGAACCAATGTATGTTTGTATCTACAAAGACAGACCTAATAATCTTGAGGAAGCATATAGAACTACCCTAAAGATATTAGAATACTATAACTGCAAAGCTTGTTTGGAATCTACCCGTATTAGTATCTTAACATGGTTTAGAACCAAGCATAAGGAAGAGAGATTCTTAATGAGAAGACCAAGGGCTACTCAATCTGATATACAAGCTGGTAGAAGTAGACAATTTGGTGCTCCTGCAACTGAGGCAGTTATTCAACACCAGTTGGACCTTATTGATTGTTATATCAATAATTACTGCCACAATATGTGGTTTGAGCCAATGATTAATGAACTTATTACTTATTCATATGAGAATAAAAGAAAGTTCGATATTGTAGCAGCAATGGGTATGGCTGAATTAGGAGATGAGGAGTTAAGTGGTATTCCACCACAGGAAGCTGATAATGGGGGTAGGAAGTTGAAGCTATTTGGCTACTGGACTGATGAATATGGCATAAAACATAAAGGAGTTATTCCAGACAAACAGTCTATAGTACCTAAGTTTAACTTATTCCCTACACAATATTATGACGACACAGGACATCGAACAAGCAATCCGAGATTTAATTAAATCTTTATATTGCGTAGAATATCAAGGAGTCCTAAAGGTTTACGAAACCACTTATAAATTTCCAGGCGAAGAACCTGAGCACGTGGGATACAGAATGGACCTTGGACTTAATAAAGATGAAAAGCCATTGTCCATTGCATGTGATGGTACGGCTGAGGAGTTTATAAAGTTTATTGAGAAAGAATTAAAGGAGAGAAGTTTAGTGAGAACTAAATACTTCACTGCTATACAATTATATGATTACGAAGATGAGTGCAAAGCAAAGAAGTGATGATTATTTGATAGAGAAGATTGACAAAGCTGTAAATGAGTTAGTCTTCAACAAATGGAAGTTACAGAAGGCATACAACTATTATAACGGTAAGAGAGACGCCGAACAATTTAGGTATCTTGAAGAAAACTTTGGAATAGGTAATCCTACTTCTATTGAGTTCACTCCTCTTATAAAGAAACACGTTGACGCCTTAATTGGAGAGTATTTAGACATTCCAATTCTTCCAAAGGTATCTTGTAAAGATAAAGAAACAATCTCAAAGATTACTAGACAGAAGGAGTTAGAAATAAGTCAGCAAGTCTATACATTCTTACAAAAGCATTTAAACAATCAAATACTAGCCTTTATAGGAGGAGGTAATGTTAGTGATGCTTCTGTTGAGGCAGATATAGAAAAGCTAATTGAAGATATTAATAATAACTTCATTAGTGATTACGAGAAAGCTGCCCAATATGTTATAGAGTATGTAATCCAATCAAGGAGTACTGACTTAGCTAATAAACTAAAAGCATTACTGTTAGATTTACTTGTTACTGGCTGTTCATTCTATAGGGTTAAACCTGCTGCAAGTGGTAAGAATATTACTATTGATGTACTTAATCCATTGAATACATTCGTTGATAGAAATCCAGAATCTCCTTATGTAAAGGATAGTTACAGAGTTGTAATTAGGAAGTGGATGACTAAGCAGCAAATTCTTGTTGAATATGGCAAAGACCTAAGTGATGAGAGTAGAGCTGAGTTAGAGGATATGTACGAACACTACTCCGATAGTTCCTATATGTATATTAGAGCTATGGAGAACCAAGTAGGATGTAGACCTATTATGGAAGGAGAAGGTGCTGGACTAGATGCTGGTAAAGGTATTGTTCCAGGATTTCCTGCTGATACTTATGAGTCATTTAACTATAAGCTATTACCTGTCTATGAAACGGAGTGGATTGACATAGACAAAGAGGGTGATGAGTATGTTCAAAACAGATATGAGGGAGTTAGGATAGGACAGTCTATATATGTTCTTACTGGTAAATCAGAGAATGTAATTAGAACTAAGGATGCTCCTACTAAGTGTGGGTTGTCTGTTAATGGTGTATATCTGGTTAATAGAGACAATGTTCCACAATCTTTAGTATTACAATGTGCTCACCTACAGGATAAGTATGACTTAATTACTTACTTTAGAGATAATATCTTAGCTAACAGTGGTACTGATGGTGATTGGCTAGACTTATCTATGCTTCCAACAATATTAGGTGATGACCTTACTGAAAGGATTCAGAAGTGGATTGCATTTAAAAAGACTGGAGTAGCTTTAGTAGATACCAGTCAGGAAGGTAGGGCATTTAATAACAATACTTCATTTACTGGATTTACTGATACTATTAAAGTGCAGACTATTCAAGCCTTTGACTTAGCACTACAAAGAGTGGAAGACCAAACATCATCTATCACTGGTGTGTTCAGAGAAAGACTTAATGGTATTCAGCAAAAAGATGCAGTTAGTAATGTAGAGGCTGGGGCTAGAAATTCATACACTATTACTAAACCATTCTATCAGACTATGGACACATTATCAATAGACATTCTTAGAGATTGTCTTGATATAGCTAAGATAGTGTGGAAGAAAGGATTAACTGGAACTCTAATCTTAGGAGATAAACTACAGAAAGTATTTACTGCATTACCAGAGCATTTTACTCATACTGATTACGATATACATATCGTGCCAAGTACCCAGATTATGAAGGAAATGCAAAACGTTCAACAAATCATTATTGAACTTATAAAGAGCGGTCAGTTAGACCCAGATATGATTGTTGATGCTCTAACAGCTAGAAGTCTTACTGAACTTAAAGCTAAGGTTACTAAAGCCTTTGCTAAGAAGAAAAAGGAGATGAATGAGATGGGTCAGATGCAGCAACAGCTTGAACAGCTACAGCAACAGAACCAACAACTACAACAGCAATTACAACAGGCTCAAGGTAAGATTGAAAGTCTTAATGAAGCTAAATTGGAAATTGAAAGACAAAAGGTTCAGAACGAAGCTGATATTAACTGGTATAATGCTAG